CCGATTATCTTATGGTAACCCAAAAGACCAAAGATAATACTAACGGGGTGGCCCACACCACTGCCGTGCACATGGGAGGTTCAGACCCATTATCCAAATCGAACCGTGATCAGTTAATAGCTGATAATGCCATCGCTACTGCGATGCAAAATGTTGAGGTTGCGCTACAAGAAGGTGACCTCATAAATGATGTTCGCTCACTGTCCTTTATGAGTAATGAAGATCAAAAAGTCGCCATAAATGAAAAATTTTACACAAGAGCATTCTTCGACGTCGTCGGTGGAATTGTGGATGTCAAAGTCCACAGATCAGCCATGATGATGCGTGTTCAAAAAGAATGTGCATTTGTTGCTAATGGCGCGCGCAAAGCTGAACTCGCTCAATGGAGTTTAGCAGCGACACCTGGAATTCCTCCCCAGGTTGTTTATGAGGCTTGTTTGGGGAACAAGTTCTTATCTATTTGGTTATCCACTATGATCACTAATTTAGTGGTACCAGCAGCTGTACCGGTGCTGCAAGCCCCCACGGAGAAGTTGGCTCAACTGTCTCTCGCCAAAGAAAATACATCCAAACTTTATGGCAGAGATAACGGTAGAATTAATTCTCCAGTCCAGTGTATTCTGTATCATAATGTTTACACTGGCATTTTCGATTCTGCAGATCTGGCAGCTCGAGTCATTGACGTTCAAGCAAACATGAACTTATTTAAAACTGTGAGCCCATTCATGGGTCCTTATTTTAAAGTAGATTCTGCTCGCAGACCTTCTTGGTTTGATGAGGATCTTAGTTTAGCTTGGGCTGCCTTGACAAAATATACTTCAGCGTTTTTCGTTAAATCTGTCGCCACACATCGCATGTCCGTTTACGAGACTAATGAGGATGACAGAATTATTAGCGTTGAAGGTAAGGTTTTGCCTGTTGTCACAGTCAACGGCAAACCTAAAATATGTGTTGATTGTGACTCTTTGTATAATTGTCCTTCTATTGAAGGCCGAGTCACTCTTGCTTACACTATTGACAAGGGTTCAGTGTTTTGTGCTAGACATTCTGCATTGATCAACTCATTTGGCAAAAATACAAGTAAAATAATTACTAAAGCCAAACGTGTGCAAACATTATTCAAATTAGGCAAATGTGGTCGATTCACCGACTTCAGACAATTTTTCCGCCAATTGAAGAAGTGTTTTGTACGCCGTGGTGAGAAAGCTCTACGTGGGTTGGACATGCTCAATTGTTTGATCCTCACAACTGCTTGTAACTTTGCTAAAGATTTACACACACCCGTCAGTCAAGATGACACATATTTGGAAGGCTTTGTGTACGAAGCCTTCCCTCAATTCTCTCATAAACAAGCTCGCACCGTAGCCAACCACCTGTCTCATTGTGGTCCGGCTATTGGGGTTGCCACATTGGGAGTCCTCTATCATGTTCTTTATGGTAGAGATGCCACAAAATTAAATTTCCATGGAGTTAGCACTTCATCCATGGATGATGAAACATACCATTGTGAACCCGTTACTTATATGGCACAGCCTGGTTACACCAATGATGATTACGTGAAAAGATGCACTAAAGATCAACGTAGTTTGCTGAAGAATGACCACATGTTGTCAGGCACATCAGAGGAGTTCATTGAGGAATTTGAAGCACCCCTTCCTCAACTTGTTTCATTCCCAAAACGACCTTATGGACCAGCTAAACTTGAATACATCCGTGAATATGGAATGGACGCGCTGGCTGAGGAATTTGGATTTGAAGTGTATGATAGCGCAAGTGAAGATGAAATTGCCGCAGAGAAAGAATTTTTAGAGAACAATATAGACAGACTCATGGCTGCCCACGATTATGGTCAACATGATGATGACACTCTGCTAGCTGGCGTTGAAGGAATTGATTTTGAACCGAAATTCCTTAACGCAACCATCACTCCTTCCGCTTATCCAGGTTGTGAGGTTGTCATAGAAGTTGATGATGACACCATGATCGAGGAGGAGTTCTTGTGCGTCACTGATCCTGACACAAATCGTCGTTGTCTGGTAACCAACCTTCTCACTACCAACTCGAAAACTGTCAAGCAAGATTATGATGATAGTTGCAACTCTTGGATGACTGATGGAACTTGCGATAATGGCATTGGTTCCATACATTCTTGGGAGAGAGTACTTGACGGTGATTACAGAACTGTTGAACAGCGTCAGAAATTCCTGCATGAATATGGTTATGGAAATGAAACCTTTGTGCAGTGCTACGACAGAGTTTGGCCCACATTACTTGGTGGTTCAGTTAATGGTGATGTCACTCCTGGTGGGGATGAGGTTGAGTTCTTCGCAACCCCCACTGGAGATGATGACGTGAATAAATCAGCCCTCTTTACTGAATTGGCTGACTATCAGACTAATCTCGTGGAAGAACACATGGCCAGAAGATCACAGAAGGTATGCCAATTCCAGGAGTTGAAAATGAGAGCTCTATTAGCGCGGAATCCTGACGGCCTCATTGCTGGTAAAAACCATTCACATGATAAGGAGTCCATAATTCATGTTGAACCAAAGGTGTCCTTGTTTGAGTCACCTGAAGATGCCAAGCGCCAGCCTGAACCTGATGTTTCGAAGTTAGGACCTAAAATAGATCGTCCTGGCACCGTCAACTCTGCTGATTTCCCACCTCTGGGTACCAAAGAGGAGGTTAAACCAAAACCTAAGGTTGACAGGCCACCGCGTGAGTCCCAATCTGATAAACTAAAGAGACTCAAAGCGGAGAAAGCTGAACGTATTGCTAATGAAAAGAGATTGGCGGAGGTTGTCGCTGAACAGGAAGCAATCTTAAAACGTGCCCAGGAAGACAAAGAAGCTAAGGCTAGATTGACTGCTCGTGGTCAAGCTGAGAAACAGAAAGTTGACAATGATCTGCCTAATAACAAGCCAATGGGTGAACTACCTGACGGGATGGATGCTTCTAACAACACTAAACCTGGTAATCAGAAATCGAAGCCGTCTAAGAAACAACCTGCACCAAAGAAGCCTGCTGCCACCAAACAGAAAAAGAATGAACCTAAAGAGACGAAGAAAGACACTAAGGTTCAGGCTGTTAAGGAAGCAGAACATGAAAAGAATGGAGCAGTTGTTAAATGCTTTGAAACATCTGACGGAGTCAGACACATGTTGGAGCCCCAAGCTTGGACTTATCACAACAGGAAGAACAGTCCTGTAAGTGGTGATTTATTGGTGTTTGACCCAAAGGTGCGTGAACGTTGTGTTGATTGTTGCTTAACCTACCTCATGGAACAATTGTATGAGAAGAGCTGCGTGGGTGGAGATACAAAACCATTACGTGAACTTTTCTCAGCCCTTCCTGGCAAGTGCAGTGTTTTTAGTGCTCAAGTTTCAAATGCATTTACTGCACTGTGTGCTTTCTTTGGTAAACGCGGAGTTATAATACAAGCCAACAAGATTCGTGAAAACCCTGAAACCTACAATTGGTCTTGTGTGTTCGTGTTTGAGCCTTTGGATCTTTCTGGGGCTAAACTTGTACCTGAGGATGACATAAATTTGGAAAACACTATTGTACTTATTGGTAAGGAAGGACATTGTTATTCAACCTTCCACGGTGCCACGAAAGGAAACTTGTATCACGGCTTCAACACACTTCCAGTTCAGTGGATGGATCTACCCATGAGTCTTGATGCCAAGGTTGGTGAATACCTTTCGCTAAAGAAGCGTCTTCTTGATGAGAACTTGCGTTGGATCATTGTGGGCAACACAATAGAAGACATGAATCGACTCTGGTCCTTGCACATGGAGTTAGCTCCCATCATGCCAATGGTTGGTCGGTTGCCAACAAAGAAGTCGTTTTTAGTTCCAGCTGCCACTCGTGATGCTGCGAAAGACCCTGCCAAAGTGCCAAACCCACGTGCCATAACTGGAACTGACATCATAGAGTGTCACCGTCCTGACCCCTTTGCTGGAGCTCGCATAACTAAAGGAGCCTCACCGGATGTGGTCGGAGATCGCAGTTATGTTTTCACCAATGATTGCGCTGCTGATATCATGGGTGATTACCTCACCACTTGTGTTCATGATCTACAGTTCCCAAAGCCTGGTTCTTCTGGCGTTAGGAAACCTGTCACACCAAGTGGCCAAGTCATGACCTCAGAATTGGCTGATTTGTTCAACATGACTCTAAACAACTTTGGAACTCGGTACATGTTGAATGGCATTAAACCTGATGATGTTGATGAAGACCCTTGGAAAAACACCTCAACTAGATTACTCGAACTACGATCTAGAATTGGCATCTCCAGCTTGTCCCCTGAACAGGACATTAAAAATTTTGAGAAAGCTTGTCTCGAGTGTGGGTTTGCTGTTTGGCAATTCACAACTGGTGACGTTCCGGGGGTGCCTAACCCTGGTTCCTTGGTTTCTGGTGCAACTGGGTTTGAGGATTTACAGAGTCACTACTTTGGTGGTCGAGTTGCCGAATGCACTGTGATGGAATTTGCTACATCCACTTGGCAAGGAATGCCTACTCTGCCAGAGTCTCTACGCAAACAGACTATTGTGCAACAAGCATTGGAATTTGTTGGCAGTTTGATAAGAGGCCATGAAACATTGAACAAAGATAGAGTTTACATAATGAAGAACTGCTTTGATGTTAATGCATCCTCTGACGACCTTAGACCACAGGGTTCAACTGCGGTCAATCTATCAGAAAACAGTGAACGACGAGGAAACCCTGTCATTGTCGCGAGATATTGTGTAGATGTCACTCGGAAACCAACTTTGATGGACTGCATGCGTATAATTTCCTATCATCAGGCTAGACCTTCACCTTGGGGAGAAATGGACTACTTCTTCAATGGAGAACTTATCACCAAGAATACATTCAGAGAGCTTATGGCTGGCTATGATGGGGATGAGGTTGGAATTCTAGGCCGCATTGTTCACATGGCTCTCGGCGTACTTGATACCATATCTGATTATGTTGAGCCTTTGGCTGCATTTGGTCTGTGGTGTTTGTGCTTAATCCAACCCAATTATTACATCACCCAACGGTCTTATGGGTGGTGTTACCGTGACGTCGTGCTTAACGCCATGGATCCCACCTCTGGAGATTGGGGCAACAGACGCAGCTCAAAAGACTTAGTTATGGTCATTAAAAACAAGTTCCAATACACTAATCAGAACTACGAGTCTTGGGGAAACAATGCTGACATTATGTCTGGAACGGTTGATTGCTTAGTTGCTTTCCAAAGACACACCCAGTTGAAAGGAAAGGAGAGTGAGGTCATTGCATCGAGTGAACACCCAGATACCATATTGGGTGGCCTTGACACAAAGAGAATGAGTGCCATGGGGTACAATCCGCGCGATCGACATTTGAAGATCACTAGGAAGAAACGTGGTGCAGATCCTGAGTTCGCACTGCAAACAAAGATTGAACTCAAACGTCCTAAACGTGAAAAACCCATCGCTGATGCTTTGCCAATCTGCTCATATCCATACCTGTACGCAAATGCTCATGATCCTGCATCTATCGCTACTGGCTTAATTTGGAGAGCTGCAATACAGAGAGACACATATCCAAAATGGTTCACCTTGATGGTACGTCGCTACACTCGTGAACTTGTGGCACGCATTGGAGTACTAGAGGTCGACTCTGTTAGTTCAGTCCCTTACTTGCTAAAGAAGTCAGGGAAGACTGATGCACAGATTGAGAAATATTTGGCGGATTATGATGAAATTTTCAGTCCTCACGGGATTAATGGAGGAACCTGGGGTGAGCACATGGTTGTCGAGGTTTTTACCAAATTTGAGTCTTATCCTGCACTCAAGGCCTTGAGAAACATCTTTCCAAGAGACCAGGCTGCGCGTTGCTTGTGTTCTCCTGTCATCAATGCTGTTGCCAAACGCTATGTGAAGAAGACGTCAACCCACTGCAAAGGAATCACTGCCGATGAGAAAGCTGCCAGGATCGAGAGAGTCAAACGTAGTGGGCTAGCTGTAGCTGAAAATGATCACTCCGGATTTGAAGCCTATCATACTGCTCAGATCATGCAGATTTTCTTCGATGAGTTTGTCTACCCTATCGCCAGGTCAGTACCAACAGCCAAATGGATGCTTGGATTGTGGAAGATTTGCATGATGGTCAACGTTTATAGAACTGGTAATGTCAAAGCTAGAATGTTAGCACGTCTGTGCAGTGGAGATGTCCACACATGGCTTGACAATAACTGGTTCAACGAGTGTATTGACAATTGCATACGCGCTGTGAGTGCAATGTGTGTTGAGCTTGATCGTCACTCAGTCATGCACTGGAAAAAGTGGAAAGGTCCTGTACATATACCTCGCCTGTATGATGCTACTAACAGTGGAACGGATTCTGCCAACATGAAGTTGTTCTTGGATGATGATTACGTCATTGACTACATGTTGAAAGAAGCTGAATTCCCAAGTGATCTGAAGTTGTACGACGGAGATGACTCATTAGTGGCTGACCGTCACGAAGTTCTAAACTATGCCCCAAAGATAATGGAATGTTTACCCATTGATTCAAAATATCAAATTGTTGAACCTGATCGAGGCATGTTTTGCTCTGCTAGCACTAGTGAGGACTGCAAAATAATCGTAGACCCAATCCGCGCAATTCGCAAATTCGGCTGGTCAGACACTCAATTCGCAAAAGCGAGACCGGTCAAACGTTATGGGTTAATGGAAATGAAAGCACTCTCAATGAACTGCACTAGCCCTGGCATGCCTGTCTTGGCATCATTCTGCCGTTACGTGTTCCGAATGACTTCAAGGTACAAAGATCCCTACAAAACAATAATTGACAGTGTGAAGATGGACATGTGGACTCGCGAACGTGTTGAGTACGCAATTGAGAACCTGTCAGAGTCAAAATCATATCGTGAGCCTACAATCCAGCAGAGGATTGCTGTTGAGAAACAATTCAATTTAACTATTGATGAACAGTTGTCCTTAGAGGAGTACTTTGACAGTTTGGATGCATGCACTTTCCTTGATCATGAGATACTGAGAAATTCAATGTTGGAGGATGAACGAGTCTACTTTGATCACAATGTGATTGAGGGAGGCTATGATGTGGCAATGGACACTTACATGCCTTATCGATGTCCTACATTGGATTACTTCAGAACTCTTGAAGGTGTCACCGTCACCGTGCACAAAAACAACATTCGCATCAGTTTCAGCAAAGACGAAAAGAAAATCGAGATTGATCGTGAAAAATGGAAGAAAACTATTGATGTGCACAACAATTTTGGTACCCTTCACGAATGGAGCATTGAACCCAGCTCCATTGACCATTGGAAAAACCTTTACTCGTACGAAAAAGCCTTGAGAAAAGAGGAAACATTGATTAAACTAGAATTTGATCCTGTAGCAGTACCGCTTGGAACGAATCTGGTGATGAGTCATGAATACCTCAATGAGCGAGAAGGTAACAATGCTGTCATGAAAAGCGTCGCAAAAACTCTTGGTCCCATGTGTGTTTAAACAAGGGACAGTCTAATGAAGCGGTAGTTAGACTTTAACAATTTAAAATTGTAAATAATTAGGTATGG